GTTAGACATAGTTATACCTTTAGTTCCTTTGGAGACTATGATGCCTGTGTTGATGGGAATGTTAGGCTTAGGTGCAATGAGAACTTATGAAAAGAAATCAGGGGTGTCTAAGTAATGGCTTACAAGATACTTACTAAGCAACAGTGGGATAGCCTACCTGCCTACAAGAAGTATCAGATGAGGTATAGAACTCCTGATTTGTACAACTACTATCAAGATAGGTATGTGACTAAAGCAGAGCCTGTGGCTGAAAAAGAAATAGACACACGTACTGAAAAAACATCATCAGACGATATTTTTAATCCAGATGATTGGAAGTCAAGGGTAGATGACCCTGATGAAATTGCTGCTTTGTTGAACGACTACTACGGTCAAAACGACCCAACAGGCCAAGACCGTCTTGACGATGAGTATTACGATACGTTACCTCAAGAGATGCAATGGCTTATTGAAGATCAAGCAGAGTTTTCATCTCTTGTTGACAGGTATCTTAAAGGAGACATAACTTACGAAGAACTACAAGAGTTTGAGCTGTCAGATTATGGGGATGCTGGTACTAAGTTTGTAGAGTTCTATGAAGAAATGCAGACACGTCTACTTCCTGAGCAAGCACCAGTAGAAGAAGCAGCAGGCCCTACCCAAAGTGAGATACTAGGAAGTAAAGGAGCTGTCAGACGCTATGACAAAGAAGGAAACCTTGTTAGTATAAGCTATGACGGGGAAGTCTATAGACAAGACGACAGTGGTCAATGGGTAGCACAGGCTCCTCAAGAAAGCACAGGAGACGGAGGAGTTACTGTTCTTCCGGGAACATGGGTAACTGAACCAGATACTTCTGAAGAAACTAAAGTAGACCCTTATATTCCTTATGAACTTCCTGAGAACGAAGAAGTAGACGTAACAGAGTTAACTGAAGAACAACAGACAGACATCTGGGACAAGATTAAAGAAGGCTTAGGGAAAATTCCCGGTGCTGTAGGGAAAGTTATCTTTGGCCCTGACGGGATGCCCACCAATGTAGACGAGTGGATAGAGTGGGTAGACAAAACATTACAAGCTCAGATGGGTCCTGAGAATCTTCCTTTTCCTATAGTCATTACTACTAACCCAAACGAAGGGACGTGGATAGACCTAAAGATTCCCATTAATTTGGACGTAAATGGTACACCAATAAGAATACCTCTTTTTGATGAAGACGGTAATTTTGTAAGTAGTGACGAGCTTGAAGGCGCTTTGCTAGACGCTAAAGGACAAATCTTAGGTCCTCTTGGTGAAATAGGTGAGATTTTCTTAGACGATGAAGGGAACATTAAACTTGATCTTGGAGATTTAAAAGACGTTCTTCTTGAAGACCTTACTCTAAACCCAGACGGCTCTGTCACAGGCTCCACGGCAGCAGAAATATTAGTAGGAAAGTGGTTTTTTAATTCAGAAACAGGGGAGTGGGAAGAAGAAGTAGAAGCTTCTCTTGAGGAAGTAGGTTTAGACGACGGCGATGAAGACGGCCTAGCAGACACTACCGACGACAACACTACTACTGACGATGATGAACTAGGCGGTGTCTTTGAAGAAGAAGATGAAGAAGAAGAACAAGTATTAACTGAAGGCCCAGTTCTTTCAGAGGCTCCTACAGGTAGTACTGAGCCGGGTAGTACAAGAGTTGTAGAGCCTCCTTATCAGCCAGAAGAACCCGTAGTTGTTACTCCGGAAGAACCCGTAGTTGTTACTCCGGAAGAACCCGTAGTTGTTACTCCGGAAGAACCCGTAGTTGTTACTCCGGAAGAACCCGTAGTTGTTACTCCGGAAGAACCAGTAGTTATTCCTCCGGAAGAACCAGTAGTTGTTCCTCCAGATGAACCAGTAGTTATTCCTCCGGATGACACTGTAGTTATTCCTCCGGATGACACTGTAGTTGTTCCTCCAGATGAACCAGTAGTTGTTCCTCCAGATGAACCAGTAGTTATTCCTCCGGATGACACTGTAGTTATTCCTCCGGATGACACTGTAGTTATTCCTCCGGATGAACCAGTAGTTCCTCCAGATGGTCCTCCAGATGAACCTGTAGTCGGTGGTCCTGTAATAGTCGAAGGAAGCCCAGAAGAACCTGAAGGCGGAGGAGACCCAGAAGAACCCCTAGTTGGAGCAACAGGGCCAGCAGGAGCAGCAGGAGCAGCAGGTAAAGATGCACCTAGAGGTGGTATGATGGGAGGCTTAAGTTATAATCTTCCGGGGTTCGTAGGAGTCCAGTATCAACCAAAAGACTACACCGTTGAGCTTGATCGAATCATTAATGAAAGTTTGTTTAAAGGAATGATCTAATGACTTATTTAGATTTAGTTAATAATGTGCTTAGGAGACTACGAGAAACAGAGGTTTCTTCTGTTCAGTCTAATTCCTACAGCAAACTAATCGGAGACCTTATTAATGACGCTAAGGACCTCGTAGAAACCTCGTGGGACTGGTCTGCACTTAGGACTACCCTTACAATCACTACTACGGCTGACGTATTCAACTACTCTTTAACTGGTAGCCAGAATAACATCAAAGAACTAAACGTGTTAAACGATACGTCAAACTTAATAATGCAGTACCAGACTAACAACTGGTTTGACTCGCAGTTTCTCTTAGGAAACCCTGTCTCTGGTGCACCCATGTACTACACGTACAACGGTGTTGACTCAGACGGTGACACGTTAATCGATGTTTACCCTAAGCCAGACGGAGTTTACTCCTTACGTTTTAACTGTGCGTTACGTAACCCTGACTTAAGTGCTGACATAGATACGCTAAAGATACCTCCTATGCCTGTGGTGCACCTTGCTGTAGCTTTTGCTTCACGAGAACGTGGGGAAACAGGTGGTACGTCCAGTGCTGAGTACTTCTCAATGGCTAACAAGTACTTGTCCGATGCTATTGCTATGGACGCCGCTAGACACCCCGAAGAAACTATCTTCTACACGCCTTAAGGTACTTATATGGCACAAGAACTCAAAAGTATTAATCTTGTAGCACCTGCGTTCCAAGGCATCAACACTGAGGACGCACCGTTAGCTCAGGACCCTTCCTTTGCTGAAACAGCGGACAACGCTGTTATCGACAAGAGAGGGCGTATTGCAGCACGTAAGGGTCACTTGGTCATCACAACTGATAAGACGCAGCTAGGTAGTGACTTCTTAAGTTCTATCAAGGAGTTCAGGGACGACGCAGGTAACACCGAGATTTTCTCAGTAGGCAACAACAAGATTTTCAGTGGTACAACCACGTTAGCTGATGAGACTCCCGGCAGCTACACAATTACTGCTGATGACTGGAAGATGGTCAACTTTAACGACAGCATCTACTTTTTCCAGCGTGGCTACGAGCCTCTTATTTACAACAACATTGCAACTATTGACCCCGGAGGTACTAACGGGGACGTGTTGCAACTAAGCACAGTCACAGGTGCAGCCGGTGTCACCTCTAGTATGTACGGGAATGAAGTCCTAGCAGCTTACGGTAGACTCTGGACTGCTGACTTTGCTACGGATAAATCAACTGTTTATTGGTCTGATCTTTTGATTGGCCATGACTGGCTAGGTGGGACCTCTGGTTCCATTAACTTGTCTAAAGTATGGCCTGACGGTCACGACGAAATTGTAGCACTATCTGCCCATAATAATAAATTAATTATCTTTGGTCAGCGTAGTATCGTAGTTTACGAGGGTGCTGACTCTCCTGCTACTATGGCTTTATCAGACACAGTAGTAGGTGTGGGCTGCGTAGGCAGAGACACTATACAACACACTGGTGTAGACGTGATATTCTTGTCCCACACAGGCCTAAAGAGCTTCGGGAGAACAATTCAAGAAAAGTCCATGCCACTAAGCAGTTTATCCGGTACAATTACTACGGACATTATTCAGGTACTCAGGGAAGCTAACGAAGTCTACAAGTCTGTGTATCACCCAGAGGAAAACTTCTACTTGCTTACTTTCGTAAACCAGAACATTACCTATTGTTTTGACGTAAGAGGGACACTAGAAAACGGGTCGTACAGAGTGACACGTTGGCCCGGAACTAGCTTTACGTGCTACGAACGAAAGAGTGAAGGGACTTTGCTCATAGGTAGTTCACTAGGTATAGGGCAGTACTCAGGTTTTCAGGACAACGGTGGCTCCTACAGTTTTAGTTACGTTAGTCCTGAGCTGTCTTTTGGAGACCCTTCTAAACTTAAGTTCCTCAAGAAGCTCAGACCGACGATAGTAGGCGGTAGTGGTTTAAACATTTTTCTTAAGTGGGACTACGACTTTGGCGCTTCTTACAACGTAGAGTTTCTTACTTTAAAAGACGAAGCAAAGGCTGAGTTCGGTTTAAAAGAAACAGCAGAAGGTGTACAGTCGGTCAATGAATACACTGTAGCTCAGTTTTCAGACGGTATTCTAACTTCTAAAGAAGCTATTAACACTAACGGAAGCGGCGGAACTTTGAGTATTGGTATGGAAGCCGACATTAATGGAGAAGAACTCTCTTTACAGGAAATAAACGTACTTGCACTGGTAGGTAAAACAATATGAGTAATTATACTAAACTGACTAACTTTGCCGCCAAAGATACTTTGTCTGCTGGCGATTCTAATAAAATTGTTAGGGGGACTGAGTTTGAAACTGAGTTCGACAACATTGCAACGGCAATAGCCACAAAAGCAAACACGGCTGGACCCACGTTCACAGGGACTGTCACAATTCCTGCGTTGACCTTTACTGGGACACTGGCGACTGGGACGATTAATGGAGGGACTTACTAATGGGTTTGGAAGATTGGTTGGGATTAGGAGGCACTGCTGCTGGCTTAACACTAGCAAAAAGCGCCTACGATAAACTAGGTGCTACAGGAGAAAAGGCGTACACGGAGTTTGCAGGAGAAGGTGGTTTAGCAGATAAGCTCTCAGGTATGCTGGAGTTTCAACCGTATACTGTTACTTCTGCTACTGGTGGTCAGTTCGGCATGACACAGGACCCAGAGACGGGTCAAATGTCGTACAACCTCGCTACTTCTCCTGAAGAACAGGCTTTTCAACAGCAAGCCATGAAAGACGCAGAGATGTACTTTGGGCAAGCAAGGACACCTATAGCGCAACGTGAGCAAGATGTGTACAACCGTATGCTCACAGCCATGACTCCAGAACAAGAGCGTCAGAGGCTTGCTCTGGAGCAACGCATGGCCTCACAGGGTCGCTTAGGCACACAGACAAACATGTACGGCAAAACGCCTGACGAGTTTATGTTTGAGAAGGCTCAGATGGAAGCTCAGAACCAAGCCATGTTAAACGCTATGCAGTTTGCAGGACAAGAGCAGCAACGACAATCCCAGTTAGGCACTGGTATGCTGGCTGCTGGCTACGTGCCACAAGCTCAGTTGCTCAATGCGTTACAACCCGGAATGACCACAGCAGAGCGTCAGAGACGAGCATTGTCGGAGCAAGCAGGAGCATACGGCGAAACGTACACTACAGGTCTTGAAGCACTGCTGCAAGCAAACCTAGGTCAAGCTAATTTAGCTGGTGGTTTAGGCTCAGAAATAGCTAAAAGCTCTTTAAGCAGCTTGTTCACATAAGGAGAACACGTAATGGCTAAATTTTCACAACAGTTCTTGGCTAACCTAGGTAGGCCACAAATGGCAGAAAGCTTGTTTGGCTTGGGTGCTGCTATTGGTGGTGTTCCGGGGCAGATGAAGCAGAAGCAAAAGAAGCAAGAGTTTAACCAGTTGATGCAGCAAGGGCAGCAAGCAATGGCTTCTAAGGACCCTGCTGCTTTGTCTTCTATTGCTCAACAATTGGCTGCTGCTGGTTACCAGAAAGAAGCACAGGAGTATTCACAAGCTGCTGCTACTGCTAGAGAACAACAAGACGCACTAGGGCGTTTTGATCGAGTTACAGACATAAGTTCAGGTGGTATTACGGCTGCTCAACAAGGTAATGTTGAAAGCTTAGAGGCTGCTAAGACAGGACTCATGGCAGAACTTGCTGCTGCTGGAACTTTGGAACAAAAGAAAGCCATAAGACAAGAACTCCGAAATCTTGATTCGCTTATGCCCGGAGCAAAGAAGATTGAAATAGGGAATAAAGCCAGAAAGCTTGTAAACATTAATATGGCTCTACAAAACTCAGATTTAACTGGGACTGAAAAATTAGCTTTGGAACAGCAACAAAAGGAGTTGCAGCTAGACCCTGAAGCTATGGAGCAGTTTCAACAGTACCAATTAAATACTTGGAGGTTTCAGCAAGAAGGAGAGAAGATAAAAGAGGAGCAGTGGCTAGATACAAACAGAGGAGCTATTTTAGAAGCAGTCCAAAACGGAGACACAAAAGCTTTAAACAGTGTTATTGAAGGTGCTGGTGAGTACGCAGAAGCAGCTCAAAAGTTTGCTGATTCTTCTTTAAGAAGTGCTGAAACAATGGCTCAGTTTGAAGAAAACAGTATAGAAAGAAAAATGGCTCCTAGTGTGGACTACTACTCAGAACAGGTTGATAATCTTCCTGAAGAAATAGGTCAAAATTTAAAGACTACTTTAGCTGCTTATAAAGCAGTATCTGAGAAAGGCTGGGACGGTAAGCAGTGGACTGCTGGATTGAGAACAAGAGCAAAGCAATTAGAACGTGAGCTTCAAGGACAGCTTAGCGCCATAAATAGTCAAATAAACACTTCAGAATTTTTTAATACAAAACGTGAAGAGAGAGCTACAAAAGAACAAATTAAAAAAATAGAGATAAAACTGGATGCGCCTATGGGTTCAGACTACATTAAGCAAGGGCGTATTATGGCCCAATCACTTCTTAAAAAAGGTGACGAACTTACACAAAATGATATAATGACACAAGCCACAGCTCTATATGAGCGTGACCGTAGACAGCTTATACAAGAGCTTGCTTCTTTAACAGGAGAAGAACCAGTTGAAGAGGACGAAGTATTTTTAAACCCCACACAAAAAGTAGAAAAACTTTTAAGTAGTCCTAAAGGTAAAGGAAGAACTAAAGAAGAGGCTATTGAATTATTATTAAAAGTAGGGGACCTAACCGAAGAAGAAGCCCAACAACTTAAGGGAGAAAAACTTAACGAGAGGGAAGAACGCATGAAAGCTTTAGGGCCTCGTGACGAACGCATGGACGCTATTGGTACAGGTTTTGTTGCACGTACGGATGCTTTAGGACCTAGAGCAGAACGTATGAAATCTTTAGGGCCTAGAGAAGAACGAATGGTTTCTTTGTTTAATTGAGGAATGTAAATGAGTAAGTATGATGATGAATACTTCAATAGCCTCTGGGATGATAAACCTGCTCCTAAGTACAGTGACGAATACTTTAATAATCTTTGGGGTGACGAAGAAGACACAGAGTACAATGTCTTCAGATCTGCAACAGTAGACTTCCTTGAGTCTGCTATTGGTGCTGGTGACGAGCTTGACGCAACAGTTCGTTTGCTTTCTGGAGAAGCTGCTGGGTGGAATGAGGCTATAGAACAGTCTCGTGCAGAGCTACGTGCGTTTGAAGAAGAAAACCCTACTGCGTCTACAGCTCTTAGTGTGGCAGGCTTTGGTGCAGGTTTGTTTATCCCCGGTGCCGGTGTTGCTAAAATTGCACAAGCTGGTACAAAGCTTGAAAGGGCGTTAAAGGTAGGTGGCTTAGGTGCTGCTGAAGGTGCGGCATACGGTTTCTTAAGTGGCGAAGGGGAAGGTAGGCTAACAGAAGCAGGCATTGGTGCTGTAGCTGGTGGTGCTTTAGGTGGACTTGCTGGCGGCTTCTTAACTAAAAATCTTGATGAAGTAAAAGAAGCTACACGTAAGCTTGACGCCCAGTCCGCTAGAGGAGGCGGAAGCCACATAGGCGGAGACGAGGGTTTTGTAAACGTAGGTAAAGCTAAAGAGTCTTCGCGCACTGGTATTAATTATGACACTAGCACAGCTTCTCGTAAAGTTAGGGACATTAAAGAAGATGCCTTTGTGGTTGGGAGACCAACTGGAGAAAGCGGGGTAGTAGGCACTGTATTTTTAAGCACTAAAGACTGGTTTGTTACAAACGTAGGCGCAAGGGCAGCAAAGCTTGCTGAAGATTCTGAGATAATGATTCGTCATGACCAGAGAGAAATCGATGAAGTCTTTGATACTTCTTTTTTAAACGCTTCTGAAATACTTGATAACAACAAAATGTTAAAGTCTTTTTCTTTACGTATGAACAGTGCTATAAAAGAAGACCGTAGGGTATCTTGGCAGGACTTTTCTAAAGCAGCAAGAACCCCTGAAGAAAAACAAATGGTCAAACAGCTTGAGGAACAGGTTAAAACTCTTCAAGGTTTAGACTTTGTTAAACAAGGCGACGTAGACTACTTCCCTACAAAAGCTTTAGAAAAAATACCCACAAAGGTAGGAAACCCTGACTCTTACGACAACCCTGTTAAAGCATTAAAAGAGTACGCTGAAGACATATCGTCAGCAAGGGCTTTGGCTTCTCGTTTTAATATAGAGCTTAAAGAATTAAGCCCTCCCCGTGAAGGACAAAGCAGATTAAATGTTGTTATCGAAGCTATTGAAAAAGAAGCAAAGGGACAGGGCGCTTCTGAAGAAGTGGCAGCTAACCTAGCTAACGGATTAAGGTCGCAGTTAGTTGCTTCCAAACAAGGAGGTAATACAGTAGGTGCTTTAGCTAGACGAACCACTTCGGCTGCTCTCTTAGCTAACCCAATGAACGCTGTCCTAAACTTAGCTGAGGGAGTGACTGCTCCTATTTACCAGAATGGTGTCGCTGCTTGGGCTAAGACACTTCCTAAAGCTGTGTTAGCAACGCTCAATGAAAACTTTGGGGTTAGGAATAAAGGCTGGCTTTCTAATAAAGAATTAGGGTTAGATAAAGACTTCATGGGAGAAATAGCTAACGCTGGTAAAAAAGCCATGAACGACTCTGCTGAGTCTGCCAATTGGACTAAACTTAATGATAAGTTTGTTCGCGGTACAGACTACCTCAGTAAAAAACTATATAAGTTTTCTGGTGTCCAGACTGTCAACAGGATGGGCCAAGAAATCTTAAGCAACTCTGCTGTCCAACGTGGTATTGATCTTGCTAAAGACGGTTCTGAAAAAGCAATGGTTAAACTACGGAAGCACGACGGTATGCGTGGTTTAACAGATGCTGAATTTAAAGCTACAGTAAGTGCCTTGAAAGACAAGGACTTGAGTGACCCTTGGGTTATTAACTTTGCTGGCTCTGCGATGAACAAGTGGCAACCTGTTAGCGCAAGTACAATGCCAAAGGCTTTCCACGACAACCCTAACGGACGTATGGCGTACAGTATGTTGTCCTACATGAACAAGCAAATGAACAGCTTACGTAATGACGTTGGTCAAAACATACTCAAAGCTAAAGACAGAGGTTTAAACACTAAAGAAGGAGCAGCAGCAGCTAAAGAAGCTATGCTCAACTCTGCTAAGTACGTAGGTATCTTTGGTGTTGCTGCCGGTGTCTGGGACGACTTCAGAAAAACTCTTGACTTATCTAATGATAAAACTCTTGAAGACTTAATGACTCCTGAAGGCATAAGCTCATCCATGATGAATCAACTAGCATCTAACATGAGTAGCGGTGTTGTCAACATTAGAGCAGAGGAGTACGGAGGGAAACCTGTTGAGCCTATACCTGCTCCTATAGCTGCTGGTTTTAGGTTAGGTAGTGGGTTGTTTACAGCAGGAGAAAGGACTATAACAGGTGAGCCTGAGCCTCTTACTCCGTTGTTACGTGGAGTTCAAACTTACGCTCCCGGTGCTGCCAACGTAGATAGAGTTCTACGTATGACAACAGGGGAACGCTTGTTTGAAAAGTTAGGTTTATTGGAAGACTAAATCTCGCAACTGTTGCCAACACAGGCCAACTGCTGCGACCCCTCCGTCATGTCAGAATCCTCTGAGATGTTCCAGTCGATAGCCTTGGGAAAAGCCTTGTTGACTAACGATTGGTACGTCTCTAGGTCCACTGGCTCATAGGGTGCCTGCTGGTACGTATGTTCTGAGTAAGGTAGAAAGCTTATGCCGCTAACCTTGTCGAACTTGTTGTACAACCACTGCCCCACCTCTAGGAACTCATCGTCCCTGTAGTAGCAAGTCATGGACGGCTTGTGTTCACACCAGTAGTCCTGATACATCTCCCACAGATCAAGCTGCTCCATAGCACCCATGTCCGTAGCCACCACAGCCTTCTTAGGAGACTTAATGGGGAACGAGAAGACCTTAGTAGTAGAAGAAGTCACGTCTAGTTCCACAGGGACTCCTGCGGCCTCTAGGACAGCACACAAGGGGTCTCGTGCGTCTGCTCTTACTCGTCTAATGTATTGCTCAGCATATCTAGGGTGGATGCCAGACGCGCTGTCAACCAACTGAGATACAGTACCGGAAGGCTTAACAGCAGTAATGGCAGTGCTAACATTGATGCCAAGGCGTTTAGCCCAAACACGGTTAGTTTCAATAGCTTCCTCTTTAAGCTGCGTGAGCCAGTACTGTAGATCTGCACGATTCTTCCTCCCTGACATAACTGGATGGTCCATGATGCCGGTTAGTGACACCCCTAGTAACGCTTCTTCTTCTGTGTTGTCCTTCCAGATCTTACGCAAGTACCTGAAGTCAGTCAGGGTTGCCTGTAGTGTACCTAAGATAGCCGCAGAGCGTACCTTTAGCCGCAGGCTTTCCAAGGTGTCATTGGCCCGAACCACTACTTCCGACAAGTTACAGAACTGGTAAGGTCTCAGGATAATCTCTGAGCATGGGTTGGTCCCAAAGTCAAAGGTAGCGTCCCTGCGTCCATTCTTTTCAGCCTGACGCTGACTAGCGACACGACTAAAGACACCTCGTTCCCCTGAGCGTGACTCGTACAGAGACTTCCACTCGTTCAAGAAGGCTTCAAAGTCAGGCTTCTCTGTGTAGCAGGCGGAGTTGTTAGCCAAGCCACGCTGAGGATTATCTACCCACCACTGTCCTGACTTGCTTCGACGTATCCTATCGTCAGTGAGGTTACTAAGACTGATGAGAGCACTTCTTCTAACTCCTCCGACAACGACGATCTGTGCAATTTTACAGCATAAATCGTGGCACTCAATGGAGCTAAGTCTTCGACCTCTAGCGGCTCTGAAAATATCAACCGTGAACTGAAACAGATCAACAAGAGGTTCTGGACCAGACGCTCGACCTCCGAAAGTCTTAAGGGCTGCCCCCGCAGCTCTAACTCCAGACACGTCCCACTTTGGAACTTGACCGCTAAAGAGCATTGCGATAAGTTCTCGGTATGCCTTAGCCCATCCAATTTTGCTGTCAGCGACGTGTATAACGGTATCTGTATCATGGAACTCCTCAGCTACTTCAGGTAGCTTACTAATGTACTGTCGTTCGACACTGAAGCCCACCCCAGTTCCACACATGAGGATGTACATCATTTCGTCGAAAGCTTTAGGGTGGTCGATAGGTAGATAGGAGCAGTTAAACCCAGCTACATTGTCTCTGTCCAAGGCTTCCCCGGCAGTCATAAGCGCCCTCATGCTGGGCATCACGCCTAAGTCATGCACAGGAACGTAAAGCTCCAAGGCTTCCTTCTCCGTGAGTTTACCCTTTGAAACCCAGAAGTCCAAGTAACGGTTCACGGTTTCTACCCATGTCTCCCGTCGTTGTTCCTCTGGTATGTACCGAGCGTACCGGGACTTGTGTATGTACTGTTGATATGCGTCCATCATAATTCGTATTCTCCTCCAGTTAATAGCGACAGTTTTAGCTGGTCCAGTAAGAAAGCTAGTTCGTACGTGTCCATGTTAGTTGAAACCATGATGTACTCTTCGGACTTAATGATGCAAAAGGCGTCATCGTAGTTCTCTAAGTCTTCATTGTCCATTATGAGTTTAAACACTTGGGGTACGCTAATCCTGTCTGTGTCCTGCTTGTTTCCTCCGAAAGCCCCTTGTATCACTTTCATTCCAGTGCCTCCTGTTCCTTGACCATCTTAGTTAAGTACCACTGAGCCTTCCGTAAGTCCTGTAGGCCATTCTTGTATCGCCACCTGTGTAAATATTTTATCACGTTGCCTTCGCAGTACTCAATTATTCCTTCTCCTAGCTGCTGCTTAATATAATCAATGGCCTCTGTACCGCCTTGGTTGTAGTGCTTTGGTTTACTAACTGCGTCCCATTCTTCGG